AATCTCCTCCTCCATCTCCTTCGCTTGAGTCGGAGGTATTTGGTTCAATAATTTCCGTTTCAGGTCGTCCATTTGATATATCCTCCGCTTGTAATTCTATTTGCGCTATTTCTTGTTCTATAGATTCTGTACTAATATCACTTACAACCGGAATTTCTTCTACGATTACTGGTTGAGGAATTATAACTGGTTGAATAATAGGAATATCTGGCACTACAATAACATTTAGTTCAGCAATAGGTTGAGATGTAATATTAGTTTCTGCTAATATTTCTTCTATTGACTCTGGAGCTGTTACTGCTACATCACTTTCTGTGCTAGGAGCAATATAATTCGGACAACCCAGATCATATTGACTATCTAATTCACATTGTTGATTATAATAAGCAACCTGATATAAAGGACAAGATGGTGAATATAATTGATCTATATTACATTGTTGATTAAGATATGCTGTATCGTATCCTTGACAACCAGAATCATATAAAGTATCAGCCTCACAAGCTTTATTATAAAGATATGCTACATATGCTTCTGCATAACCCGGACACGTAGGATTATATAAAGTATCTAAATCACACGGATTATTTCTATATGTAAACCACATAGATCCATCTTTTACTACAGGACCATAATACCCGTTCCATTGTCCATTGTCTTGTGCGGTTGTAACAAATGTAATATCACCTAATTGTGCTGGTGTATAAATTGTTCCAGATCCTGTAAGATGATTAAATATTTCCATATAGTCTTGTTCTACTTGCCATACAGATCCACCTTCTACTTCTTCATTTGAACTGTGAGCATTTTCCTCGTACCAACTATACCATGTATCATAATCATAAGTTTTAGTTTTTACCACATTTCCTGCAGCATCTGTTAAAGTAACAACAATATTTAATGTATCTAGCTGATCAGCATATTCACCAGTAGCTTTCATATTCTCATCAAGTCTACTTGATATATCGGCATCACAATATACTTCAGTACCGTCTGATTTAGTTATGTTAAAACACCCATTTATCCATTTCCAACGATAGTGGATTTTATCTAAACTTATTCCAGTACCAGCATCTGAAAGAGCTTCATTTATAGCTATTCCTAATGCAAAACTATCAGCGCATGGTCCCCATTGTAAGGCATTTCCACCCCATGTATTACTAGTCGAAGGTATTAAATTTAAGTGTGTTGATCCACCTACGCATGAACCCATTGTCATAGTGCCATCAGTAAGATCACCGATTTCTGGACTAGTTGTTATTGATCCATCATCATTTGTTACATATGTAGGTGCGCCACCAGAAGAGGTTGGTGTACTTGCAGATTCTAAAACTAAATCTTGAGAGCTAGCCGGCCGCGGCAAGCAAAAGAAGCATAAGAAGAGCACCACCAATAGCACTTTTGCCAGTATCCCATTGCCTTTTCTGAACATCTGCTTTTGTCTCCGGAATAATTATTGCAGGAATTTTCTTTTTGCCTGATGGCTTTTTCCATTCAACCTTTGCGTCTTCACCAATTTTACCATAAATTGGACAAGGTGTTCCTGCCATTCCCATAGCATCGTATACTCTACGGTCTTGACATAAGACCGATACTGCCGCAACTTTCATTCCAAAGTCATATAATGTTTTTGATATTTTAAGTCTTTCACAATTCTGATCGGTAACAGTTTCTCCAGTTGATATACCTAAAATTTGCGTCTGTACTGCGCCGGATATGCCAACAGTACATAAGTCTTGAGAACTACCTCCAGCACTTGGAGAAATAGCACTTGGTGGAGGAGAAATTACAATTGTTCTACCTTTAGAGTCTGTTTTGCTTTTACTATTAGTTGTGGAGTCTATTACAGTTTGCGCATACAAAACAATAGGCTTTGATGCACACGCAGTAACTAATAGAAATAATAGCACTAGTAATTTTTTACTCATAATCGACTCCTTTTAACATTACTATTTATATAAAAAAAGAGGAGCATTTTTGCTCCTCTTACTATAGTGCTAGTGATACTATGGTATTATTTATTTAGAATGAGAACGAGATTCCTGCATCAATCCATTGGCGATCTGCATCGTCATTCATTACGCCTACTTTAGCAATTGCTCCACCAAGATCATACGAAACGCCGAATCCAGTATAAGATACATCAGCAGAACCTACTGTAGCAACATCTTTTTGAAATACTGTACCAGTAAGAGCTGAAAGACTATACGAAAGACTTACTGCTGTTTCTTCAACATCAGCCGCAGTTCCGTTATCATCTTCTGATTGTGCGATCTGAGCATTAATTCCACCCATAGTCACGCCAGCACCAATCGAAGTTTGTGTAGCTGTTCCAATTTGAGAACGACCAAGACCTACATTAACAGCTGCTCCGCTTAGATCTTGAGAATACGAAAGACCCATAGCGTTATTGCTTCCTGATTGAATTGTAGTATCCATTGACAACGAAGCAGTAACACCCATTGTGCTTAATTCCCAACCAAGATTATGAGCATTTGATTGATATGCTAATTCGTTGTTATCACCAAGACCTGCAATACCAACACCAGCAACATCACCTACCGCAACTTCGTCTGCACCGTCAAGATCGCCCATTGAGATTTTACCAAATCCACCACTAATATATTGCGAACCAGCATTACCAGCATTACCAGCAACAGCGTTATCAGCGCGGATAGTTGCACCAAAAGAAAGTCCGTTATCAAGTGTGCCTTCACCAGTAAAAGCAATACGTACACGATTTACAGCAGATGTTGTATCTTTAACAGCATCAGTTCCTACAGTACCATCAGCAGCATCGATGGCCGCATCCCAAGCAGAAATAGCTGCATTATACGATGTTACTTGAGCAGCAGTAGGACCAGAAATGAGACCATATGCTGTAACAGCTGCAGCACGATCCGCACGAAGTTCAGTAAGCAATGTAACAGCTGTTGAATCATTAGTTGCAGCACCAGCGCTTAGATCAGCGGCCCATGTACCAACCGCAGTATCAAGAGCAGTAATTTGAGCTGCTGTATAAGCACCTTCAGTAGCAGCAACAGCCGCAGTACCTTCAACACTCTGTACACCCATTCGAGCTGTCCCAGTAATACCAAGTTTGAAATCAGCTGCAGATGCTACAGATGTAAGTGAAGTTGTTGCAAGCAAAGCAACAGCAAAAGTTGTGAACTTCATAGTTTATTAATCCTTATTATTTTTAAAATATATTTTGTGAAATGTACGACTTTTCTGTTGCTAGGTAAGTCGCCAACCCCCTGTGTTAGGCTGCTATTGCAACGTAACCAGATGGAGCACAATTATTGTTTGCACTTGTAAAGTTCTTCGCGTTAACCCAGCTTAGATCGGGATAGTCTCCATGTTTCCGTCAACATCTGTCGATCCTATTTCAGCCCCATCAAAAAGACACGAATAAGTAATGGACCAATACGATAATTCTTATATGGATTACCGCTGTTGTATCTAAAATCTCCCCATTGAAAAGGTTCTCCTTTAGTCCAACTTATCCAATGAAAGTCCATTATTTAGTATCCTTATGGTGGAGCTGTCGGGTACCGCCCCCGAGTCCAGTATGCATCTAGTTAATATCATCAACTACATAGTATATATTAATAATACACTATTTTAGTATGAATGTAAATAACTAATTATTTAACTGTGACATATATGATACATATTATGTATACGTAGGTTATACGCCTTCTTTATATAAGTAAACTCTACCCATATTTGCTGCACTCCAAGGAGCGTTGTTGGGGGCCACGCCTACGCCGTCATTATACTGAATACTGTCTGCACTAATCAAGCATTTTGATCCATCTCCTGTCATACTAACATTATGACCAAAGTTTGCAGAATTGATGCCGCCGTAGCCTTTAGTTGCATCTGCAATCGGTGCTATTCTTTCGTGTTCTGTCCAAGTTGAACCCGATCTAAGATATGTATATACAGCACCAACAAATTGAAAGGTCCAGCTGCTATAAGTCATGGCTTCGCCAATAGCACCGATCAGCAATTTATTTCCAGATGCATCTAATGTTACTGTGCCAAAGTTATAATCCAAAGCCGACCCATTTGTTGGATATGAAGCAGGCCTTATATGTTGTTGATGCGTCCAAGTTGTTCCCGATCTTGTCCAGACATTTACATATCCACCAGAGGGTCCGTCCACCGCTCCCCACGCAAAAACATTTCCGTTATATGATAAAGATAAAGCATTATTAGATAAACCGCCACCCTGCCCTGAAGCGTTCCAACCCCCGGCGTAGCCGATCTTATTGCCAGCTCTGTAAGTAGCACTTTCACCAAATTGGTAATTTGATGTGGTTATAGTGTGTTCTTCATTTGAACCAACAGAATTAGCCCAACTTGTGCCATTATATTTGTAAATATATATCTTGCCTGCATCATTACCCGCTCCGGCATGGTAAATGGCGGCAACAGCTAAAGTGTTACCATCACCTGACAAACAAACGTGGTTAAACTGATCATTTGCTACCGAATCGGAACCACTAAATACTGTTTGCTCAGTCCAAGTTGTTCCGCTTCTAGTTAAAATAGAAACTTCGCCTGAGTTGTACGGTGCGGTGTTTTGCCTATTTCCACTATCATTTGTTCCGCCTCGGTTAGAACCGATAACAAGTGTATTTCCGTCATCACTTAAATCTATAGTCTTGCCATAATATTGGTGTGTTTGATTTGTGCCTGACCTCATAAGGGTTTGTTGTGTTGACCAAGTGGTTCCAGTTCTAGACAATACAAATACTCTTCCTGCATTTGTATATGAACCATCAACATAATCTGAGTGTGCTACCGCAATAGTATTTCCATCAGCACTTATTGCTAAGGAATCTCCAACACCGTAATATTGTGCAGTTGTTGATTGGGTTGGAGAAAATGTATATTGCAGTGTCCAAGTAGTACCGCCATCAGATGTAACATATATGTATGCTTGTCCACCAACACTAGAATCTGCTCTACCTCCAACACCACTGCTAGATAACACAATAGTATTTCCATCACTTGATATTTTAGACCGTCTGCCGTACTGTGCATAGTCAGCACTATGGAGATGCGTAGGTGGTATAAACGTAGCTAAAAGCGCTGGTGCTTCCCAAGAGCCAAATGACAGCGAAAATGTACTAGCTGCATTAACCGCGCCTGTCGCACCGTCTGTCGCGCTGAAAGTTATACCAAAGGATCCTGCATGGGCTGAATTTGTTGATGGTGTAATAGTAAATACATTATCCGCTTGTGATACTGTCGCTGTATCTCCTAAAGTTCCTGAAGTAACTGCATACGACCATGTAATCGGAAAACCTTCTGGATCAGTTGATATTGCAGTAATTGTTGTGGCGGTTCCATCTATTGCCAAGTCGTATGATCCGTTAACACCTGTAATATCAGTTGGCGATGCATTAGTCATGGTAGCAATTAAGTACCATGCTGAACCAGTATACATGAAAACTTTATTTAAAGCAGTGACTAATGCAGTCTGTCCAGCAGACATTCCAGTTACTGCAATCAATCCAGCCATATCTGTAACTACTGTAGCATTGCCTGGTTCTTCAGCAGCTTGTGTTACACCACCAACAACTTTTTTAGTTTTAAGTTTACCAGATGCATCTGCTTCTAATCGTACAGCATTAGCACCTTTTCCAATTTTAAGAGAAGGTAAAATAATTTCACCACCTGATCCAGCAGATATCGAAGCTGAGTCACCGAGATACAGTGTATCAGAACTAAGATAAAGTGATCTAAATTTATTTGTAGCTGAGCCAAGATCGTACGCGCTATCAGTATCTGGAATAATAGATTGCGATACAGTTCCAGAAAATGAACCAGTTGGACCTATTTGTTGAGGTGAAGCGACAACCCATTGACTCGACGATCCATCGTTATAATAAATGTATAATTTTAAATCTGAGGAGTTATGCCACAATTCGCCATCTAATGGATTCGAAGGTGCTGTATCAGAAATTTGAATAGCAGCTGATGTTACACCTGAAGCATCCCATACATCAGTAGATGCTGTATAGGTATATGTTAGTGCACCAACTACATGTGTATCTCCATTACTCGGGCTATCTGGAAAATTGACTGCCATCTATTATAAATCCTCTTATCATACATATTTTAAGTATTTATAACTTTATTTTCCTTCATTCTGATTAGCTATTGACTTTACACTATTATTATCAATCAAATTTTGTTTAACATCGTATATCTGTTCGTGTTTAATCATATCAATTATTTGATTTGTAAGTCCAACTTCTCGATTCAAGTATCCAATTTTAGTTTGTAGTTTTTCTAATTCTTTTAAATAGTATTCTAATTCTTTTTCTTTTCTTATTTTTTGTTCTATAAAATCTGTTATTAAAATCAATCTTGACTCTTCACTCATTACAGTTCCTCGTCATGAATGTGCAATTGAATAAGAGCATAATGGAGAATTTTCATTAAGTCCTTACGAGCATCTGCACGTGTTCCTTTATTACCATATCGGTTAGCATACTTATCAACATTACCCATACAGAATCCTGTACCATGCCCACGGTCGATAATCACTTCAGTTGATTGAAATTTATTAGTGGAATAATGAGCTCCATATGTACTATCAATATATCTTTGAAACTCTTCAATATATTTATTTTCATTAAACTTATAATCGATAGATTGTTCTACTGATTGTTGTAAATATTTTTTCGAAGTCAAACTCATTAATTAATTTCCTCTAATTCATAATATTCCATTACTTCATTTGTTTGAGATTTTGCAATTGCTTCTGCTTTATCCCAATCACTTTCTTCTAAATCAAATTCAATCACCTTATCTATCCTTACATCTTGCACTTCAGGCCAGCCCAATGATTGCAACGCATAAGTTACTGTCTGTCCAGCGTTATCAAGTATTCCTCTACGAATACATATCATTGCTCTATATCTCATGGCATTGTAAATAAGGCTCTTACACCACTGTCTTTATCTGTAGGTTGTCTAGCAAACACTACCCACTTGTATGCGAACATTGTTTCTCTTGTAGTACAAAATTCTTTGAAAGATGTGCCTGTTGTATACACATCATCAACTACTAGCCATGGGTGTTTTGGTTCCCATTCAGAATATTTTTGAAGAGCATTTTGTAATTTAACACCACCTCGAGGAATACCAACAACTTTTGAAAATGGTTCTTTTTGATAGTCCATAATCATTGAAGCTAAACAATCCCATTCTTTATCAGATATGGCATCCATTTCTATTTTCCATTCCATAGGAATGCCGGCGTGTGAAGTAAATTTTTGTTTTTGAAATAAATCCATTTTTTATCCACTTATATATGGCGTGTCACCTACTTTTGCTCTTCGCCACTCTTTTTGATTAAACATCTTTCCTTGTAGTTCTGTTATATGTTTTATTTCATTATCTATATCATTTTTACTGCTTTGTTTTTTTACAATAAGTCTTTTCATTGTCAATCTTTGTAGTCTGTAACTAAGAGCATATTCAATCCAATGAATATCTTCTAAATTTAATTTCCAATTATTAAGATTAGGTTTTACCATTGTTTGTTATGTTTCCACACTATTTAATAGTTCACACTTATATTCAACTGTTTTCCAATCACCATCTGAAGGTAATTGTTCATGTAATACTTTTTCATTTAAGCACTTATCTTGAGCAGTAGTCTCTAAAACTGTTTGTGTAATACAATGATCTGTGGTGCATACACTTAGTATTAATACCCATATAATTTCCATTAGTTATCTCCCATATTAGTAGGAGCATATTGTTCACCATTGTAGGCAGGATATGTGTCATCTTCAACGCCAGCATTACAGCCAAATATAACTATACCTAAAAAGATGCATGCATATAATGTACCACGCTTCATCCAAAGCATAAACCCATCAAAAGCAATCTCTGCTTGGGTCTGTGCTTCTGCTTTAATTTTATCACTCATGATTGTCCATCTTCCATTCTATAAAAAATATGAGCTCCCATTTGAGCTATTTTAGTAAAAGATTTTGCCCAGCTAGGACTTACATATGTTGCATGATAATGAGTAGAACCTTCAGTTATTCCACGCCATTTACTAGTAGTGAACATTGTAACAGCATGATTGACTGATCGCTCCCATGCTTCAGCATTCTGTGGCTCATCAGCTTTACCGTCACAATACCAGCTAAACTGACATTTATTTAATAGTGGTTCACCCTTATCATTTAAATACGATTGATGTACTACTTCACATGGAGTGCCAGGGTATTTTTCATGTTTAACTCTGTTCAGTACCACGTCTGTCACAGCCATAGAATCTATTAAAGAAGACGCCATGGTTTCATAATATATGTTTGTAGCTAAGCATTGTATCTGCTTAACTTCTTCTGCTTGTGCTGTTCGAATAGCTTCCTGCTCGATTGCTAATTCGTTAGCCATTTGTTCTGCAAGTAATTGTACCTCTTCTTTTTTTTCAGTAGCTACTTTTGTACCTTCATAAGCAGCATAACCGACAATGCCACAAACTGCGGCATTGCCTAACATCATTGCTATATGTTTAAGTTTCATTAAGTTTCCTGATTTATTGTTATATACGTATTATATTACGTTTTAAATAAAAAGTAAACCATTATTTTACAAAAGGCCACTCTTTTTTACCACCTAACAGATTTTGAATACGATCATTTAAAAAATTAATAGTAGTGTATATATGACCGCAATCATGAGGCTCAATTAAAGTACGATAATAATCTACTTCTTCTTGTAAGATTTGAACACGAGCGTTATTTGTAAGTTGCATATTTTCAGTTTCTAATCCCATATTAAGCCCGCTTTCTAAAATCAAGCGTATATTGTGTGTTATGCTCAGGTGATAGGACTTTATGCCCTAACGCCCAATTTTCAGCAGCACTTTCAACATAATTTAAAGATTTATTAGTAAAAGATTCTTCAAAATATTTAATACCATTATCATCGAAGTATTTTATATAAGCGTGTTCTTCTTTATAATTAAAATGTATTTCACAGTAATCATTGCCATTGTCTGAATAATATGTTGAAAGTTTTTTGCCCATTTTTATTCTCCTTGAATTAGATCCTCAGCAAGAGGAAAGATTTTACTAATAGCTTTACCACACTCTCGAGCTAATTCCATATGCTCTTTTTGAGTACCATTGCCACTTCTCAATTCAATATAATGAATCCATGATCTAAGAGTTCCGTTAGCATATAAGCGAGATAAAGTCAAACCTTCAGGCAAAACCTTACGAGCTTGTTCTTTTGCAATACCATTATCGATTGCCCAATTGTATGCTTTTTTAGCTTGATCAATTACATTTTGTTGCTGTAAATTCCATGCAGATTGTAAATCAACATCATTAGTTTCAATTGAATTTTGTCTATTTTTATGATCTTGCAATCTTGCTTCTGACAATACAAATGTTTCACCCATATCAGCTGGGTTAGCATATCGTTGGCTAAATTCTTGAAATGAAAATGATCTATGGCGAAGAAGCTGACGAGCAATATCTCGTGTGGTTTCAATCTCCATAGTAGCAGAGGCCATTTCAAGAGGTGACCAATGTTTATGCTTAATCAAATATCTGATAAGTTTTTCTGCGGTTGCACTACTCATTTGATTTGTAGGATTTGATACTCTAGCGCAGTATGCTACAAAGTCTTGTAGATCATCGACACCAATAAAATCTCCAGACGGAGTCTGAGTATATCCTATTAATCTGGCCTTCATTAGCTATAGTCTCCACTGTCATAATCAATAAAGTCTCGTTCATACATTTCTTCCCATTCAGATGGAATCATGATATTATGATTAATTCTTTTAATAGCTTTTGTTAATTTTTTATTTGGAGGCAAGCTTTCTTCGAGTTGCATAAGAGCCTGATGTACCAATTCGTATACTGCGTCATCTTCAAGTTCAATTCTCATTTTGTTCATCCTTTTGTTCATAATGCGTATCAATTTTATTAGTTACTTTTTCAGCAGACCACCAGCCAATACCAGTAAAAAATCCTGCTATAAAAAATGCTAATACCGTTTCCATTGCTTTATTGTACTTCTTTCATCGTAAAAGTTCCTTTACGTGAATTTAAATAGTTTTTACCCGAAATCCGCTGTTTAATAAATCGTTTATTTGTTTCAGTCTTATTTGGATTTTCAATAGTAAATACTACATCTTTACCTTGTGCTAAAGCTTTCATTTGATTCATAAACCTATCTCCTGAAGACATATAGTCTCTCCTCATGGCCTTACGAATTGATTTACTCACAGTACTGTGAATACCCTGTGATGTTTCTTTACCCATTATTTATCTCCAGTTAAGTTGCTATATTTTTTTAGTTTTTCTTTTTTGGCCATAGATGCATCCAACATTTCATCGCTAGAAATATCAAAATAATCACCCAATAAATCTAGCATACATTGAACGTCTCCCATTTCATTTATAAGATTTTTTTTATGTTCAGTACTCATGCCAAATCGTAAAATTTTCATACATTCTTTGGTTAGTTCAGCACATTCCTCACTTGCTACAACAAGGCATTCTGCTTCAGTTTGTTTCATAATTTAAATCCATCAAAGTTAGTATTAGCCAATCTTTCGCCAATTGCTGTTTTATCAAAGACTGGTGTATCATCAATTAAATTTTGCTGAGAGTCTTCAGCATCATATAGTCTCATTTTAGCTCTATCAACGCCAATAACAAACCGCTTTTTGTATGTTGGATCGTTGTATCTATTCTTCAATTGTTTAACCGCAATTTGACCCATTTGCTCAAGTTCTTCAGTAGATATAAGAGCAATCATTAAATCTGCTGTAGCGGGTAATCCAAAAGACTCAGACGTATCTTCAAGCCCAACATCCGAGTTACCATAACCACTACGCGTCGTTTGCGTTGCAGATATGATCGGGACATTGAATTCAACTGCCAATCCACGAAACTCTTCTGCAATTGCTTTAATATAATTATATGAATTAATAGCACCGCCCATACCTTTCATTCTAGAAGAAGCACAAATATTTAAATAATCAATATAGATAATATCTGGCATAAATGACTTTTTAAGTTTTAGTTCACTTAATAGCGCTCGCATATGACCAACATTAGCTGAACCAGTTGGATATTCTTTTACGATTAGTTTACCATTAGTTTTTGTTGAAAGATTATAAACCTTTTCAGCAAACATAGATTTACTTAGATCGGTTAATTGATCAATTTGTACATTAAGAAGATTTGCATCAATACGTTCAGCAATACGTTCTTCAGCCATTTCTGCAGTAATATATAAAACATTTCTACCATCGGTAAGATTAGCAGCAGCAAAGTGACACATTGCTAACGACTTACCAACACCAGTACCTGCTAGAATAATATTTAAGGTCTTACGTGGTAAACCACCTTTCGTAATATCATTAAGTAATTCAATATCAAACGGAACACGTTCTTCATCACGATGGTAAAATTCATAACGTTCTTCAAATGCTTCAAGATAATCATGGCCTACATTCGTATCAAACGATACACCAAGTGCTTTAGTTAGAATATCAGGAAGAGCATTTTTAGATAACGTCTGATGCTTACCATCAATAATACTAATTGACTCCATAACAGCATTAAATAGTGCTCGATCTTGACACCACTTTTCAGTAGCATCAAGTAGCCACTCTTCATCACTTTGCTCTTTTGTGAATAGTTCAGGAATAATTTCTATTGCTTGGCGATGATTATCATCGCTAAAATTATCAGCCGAATCAATTTCAATCTTAAAAGATTCTGCTGATGGTAGTTTATTATACTTAGCAACAAACTTACCGCTCTGCTTAAAGAGTTCTCTGTAAATCCCTTCAAAATATTCTGCCTTAATAAAAGGCAGAACTTTTCTCATATATGTTTCATTAGTTAGAATATTTTTAAGAACAACTTGTTCTATATTTGTATTCACTATTTTACCTCTTTAATCTGAAGATCACTTGCTTTATTTTCGATAGCATCTTCTATAATTGATATTAAAATATCACCAGCATGCTTTTGTAGTTCTTCATTTTCTGAAGATAATGATTCATCTGGCGATGTTTCTACATGAAAATCAAACGTCATTTGATCGCCGTCGGCCATACGAATAGTTCCGAACTTTATAACACTTTCAATGAAATCACCAGATAAAAATCTAATTTTCCAATCATCATGGCTTCCTGGAATAAATTCATAATCCTTGTTTTCAATATATTGCATTATACCTCCATCTCTAAGATCTCATCCATATCAATTTCTGATTTATATCCAATTGTAAATTGATTTTTTACAAATTCTTTAAAGTTAGTATT